AACTACATCGAAGTCCTTTTCCGTAAGCCCGAACTCAGGCTGCAAGAGCCTTATTCCATCATTTTTCCAAGTGCTTACGAACTTGTTTGCCGTCAGATTTCCCTTAATCAGTATCTTCATATCTATGCCGCTTTAAGTAATTCAATCTCGTTTTCCAATTCACCAATCCTTGCCTTCAATTTAGCAATTTCTTCATCGTGAGTCACTACCTTTCGAGCCACGCTTATCACACCTGCCAAGGCTGTGGTGGCGTAGTCCTGTGACAACATGCCGTCAGAACCTACACTAACAACCTGTGGAAGCCTTGTTTGCCAATACTGGGCTGACGTTCCAAGATGCTCTACATTGTCATGAATGTCTTTCCATGTATATTTGAACAATGGTGCTCGCGCAACATCTTCCAATGCAACGTTGACATTCTCCCCGACGTTCTTCATCCGAATGTCGGAATAGGAAGATACAGACCTGTACTTCAGTGCTCCAGCCTTTGAGACCTCCATTGCCAGATTGTTAAGCTCGTCACAATACCAGTAGAATGTATTGGATGCGTTGACTCCAACACTCCACTTGCAAGTCCCAAACAAATATCTAATGACATTATATTCACTGCTGCTACTTAACGTCAAGACCTCTTTAGTTCCGTTGATACCGCCTTTACCGACAACATATAGATTATATGCTTTCGTATTATCGTCTGCAGAATTTGCGTTGTTCGTCTTACCTATCACAACATGACCATGATTCAGGAATGTATGTTCCGTGCCACCTGCCTTGTTGAAACAAATCATCCACTTGCCGTTGGATGTGGAATAAGAAGTGCCATCCCATGTTATATCATGGCCATAGATTCCTCTGTTCTCGTTGCCTGAACCTATACCAAAAAAGAGTGAATAGTTTTTACCTAAAGCCAAGAATTCTGTATCATAGCCTCCTTTGTTGTTAAGAAGCGTAACAGAATGTACACCTGAACTTCCCCTGTTGACGGTTAGGTTTTCCGTCAACACTCCGCCAGTAGTTGCAAGATAGTCATAATAGATTACTTCTGGCTGATTGTGGGTTGGATTGGTAGGATATTGACCGCTACCATCAACTGCTGATGTATTGTGGGTCCAGCTTGTGTAATCACCACTTATACGATAGAAGCCATCGCCGTATCTGACTGGCACGAGAATCCACACATCACCATTGTAATGGTCTGTGGCGTTGACTCTCACCTGTATCTTGCATCGTGACAGATCTCCATATCTCTCACATATTACACCTACGCTTTCTGCTGCCTTTGGATTTCCAGAGACAGACATGTCTTGATAGCCGTGTTTTAGTGTTATCTTAGCATTACTGTTCTGGGATGGAGCACTATTATAACCATCGCCTGTGAACAATTCGATGATTATTTGCTGAGAACCATTTGACGTAAAATTATAGGAGCCTATCTTTCTCCAGTATGTTTTATAAGTATCTGTATCACCATTCCTCTTTTTGAACGGGTATATTCTTGGAGCTCGAAGACTGCCAATGTATAAGTCATCAGCGTAAATGTTGGTTCCGTACATGGTTTTCCACTTGAAATCCGAAGTGCCTATAGAGCCGACATTGTTTGTTGAGACCTCGGCCTTTACGGGAATAATCTCGTGGGATGTTGTCAATTTGAAGCCAAGGCGATTTGCCGTTGTGTTGCATTTAGACTCAACAAACACATCATTGTCTGCAAGAATGAACGTATTCTCAAGAGTATTTGCAACATAGCTACCGTAAACATTTGCCGCTGCCTCACCTCCTCCGAGGAACAAGTTGCCGCCTGGATTTATTACCATGTTTGTTCCGTATGGGGTGCTTCCGTGGTCTTGGTAAGCAGCTATATATGCACCTGAGTATGTTTTTCCTGTAGTTGTATCATTTAAGATAAAATTGATGCTTGCAGCGGGATCATTAACTGATTTGCCTTCGTTGAAAAGGGTGATGCCTCCTTTGAATATCTTAGAGCCTGTAATGGTCTGCGCCGTGTCAAGGGTGACATAGTTGCCGCTTATGGAACTTGGTACGGTTATTGACTGGTTACCGACCGTAATGGTCTGCCCGCTGATAGACACATAGTTAGTGTAGTTGCTGGCATCAAGGATAGCATAGGACGTGTTGCTCTTGTAGTGTATCAAGTCATTATTATTTGACCTAATGACTCCTTGGGCAGAAAGAGAACCTACCCCCCACTGTGTGCTGGAGATTCCAGTCCATCCAGAAGTCGGCTTACATGCCAGCATTCCATCACCTCCACTACTGCTTGACCAATTTATTCCTGCATTTCCTGTAAAAAAAAGACTTCCTGTCAGCGCGTTTCCGCTACCAGCAGATTTTGGAAGGTAGTTGGACAAAGCTGAAGAATAGGCATATCCAGCAGACGCATGATTGCCCCATCCATAGGCAGTTTCTCCGTGTGAGATATAAGTCTGGTATGTGCTGTCGATGGAAATTGTTCCGCTTGTGATAATTTGGTTTCCAGATGTGTTTGTGGTAAGGCCAGTGCCTGCTATTACACTTGTCACATTTCCATTACCTATTCCTGCACCGATGGCCGTGCGGAAAGAAGCGGCATCATCTACAGTCCATGTGCCAGTTCCGTCCTTGGCCATCATGTATTTAATACCCTTCTGCGCAACCTGACCGCCGCTTGTATTGTAATTCCTCACATACAAATTGAATCCAATATATCCGTCTGGCCGCACAATGCTTTCCATACGTGTGATAATTCTGTTCGATTTATCAAGCACGCTCATTGTCGTTGGATATAAAATAGACGATATATCGTTGTTGCTTTTTGATGCGTCTATAGAGGACATTTTCAAATCGACATTTCCTGTTAGCGTACCGCCAGACAATGGAAGGTAATCACCGCCAATACCCGTGATATTTACCGTCTTGTCAGCAGTTCCATTATATGTGCCAACGGTTGTTCCGTTTAACTGTATCGTCAAGGTCTTTGTGACGTCTGCCGTCTTAGCATAGGAGGAAAGAGCGGACACAAGATGGGAGGAATGTATCTGTTTGGATGGAGACGTGTCGTTCTCTCTTAGGATTGTCCACATTGTATCTTCGTCAAACGCGCTTCCGCCGCCGTCTGAGCCGAGTCCAAGAGCAGAAACGTAACTGTCGGAATAGAAGCCTGCACCAACCAAGTGAACTCCGCCATTGGTAGAGTCGTATTCAAGGTAAACGCTGTCCGTGAACTTGAATGTCCGAGCTTTGACATAGTTTGCCGCTGTGATGTTTGCCGCAGACGATATGTTATTTGCCGTTGAAAGACTGCCGTTTATGCTGGCATTTCCATTCACATACAACTTAAAGTTTTCGTCATTACCACCAATGCCAAGGTAGCCAGGGACATTCACCTTGCCGTCGTTGTAGATATGCAGCCTTGTTGCATTATGGTCTATGTCATAGAAATAGAACTCGCCATATCTTACATTTGCACCAACGCTCCATTTGTTTGCGCCGTCAAACTGATACTGAATGCACGTATATTCCTTGCCTGTTGAACCATTCCATGTTCCTGTTGTGTTCAGTTTCAGGATATTGCCGTCAGTCGCGGTTATTGACGCAATACCGTTTGCATCGATATTAAACCTATCTGTTTCATTGATTCCAACGGCAAACGTCTTTCCGAATATCTTTGTGTCAGAACTACTTCTGGCACCATATCCTATAGCAAGATTCCCGCTGCTATTCAAGTTCAGCACGCTTTTGCCGTTCATTGATATAATCCTGTTCTCACCTGACATTGTGATGTCACCTGACATTGTGAGGTTATACACGTAATTCAGACTGGCATTTGCAGAAGATGTACCTATGTCTGTCGGTACACCTCCAGAAGTCCAGTAGGTGTTTCCCCACAATGTTTTTGAGACCGTGCTAAGTTTTGCAGCCGTATTTGCCACACCGTTTGTGAAGAAACCTTGAAGCGTTCCGATTTGTTGAGCCGTGGCAAAATATGAATAGTCGTGGCCGTCCAAGAGATCGGCATTCAGGTTCGTTACAACAGTGGTACTTGACACGGAGAACGGTGCTCCTGATGCCGTGAAAGAAGGTGCAGCGGAGAATGTCTTCACGCCAGTGATGGTTTCCGCTCCGGCTTTCTTTACATAGTCCGACAGCTTCCTTGTCGTACCGTCTGCCACGTCGTCAAGTGAAGTTGCTCCTGTAGGTATGGTGATACTCTTGCTGCCGTTGGTAGGAGTCCATGAGTCGATTATTGTACCGTCTGATTTCTTCAGAGTGAGCGTACCCATGGACTTTAGATGGCTCATGTGTATCTGCTTGGCAATGGAAGTGCCATCGCTTGCTGCCAAAGCACTCCACATGGCTTCCTCGTCAAATGTGTCCCCGCCGTCGTTGCCAAGTCCGAGGGCCGACACGAACGTATCGGCATAGAGTCCGCCGCCGACAACATGAACACCTCCATTTTCATAAACGAGATAAACATCTGGATCACTTGTTGCTCCGCTACCTTTGTGGAGATAGAATCTTGTTGCCCTTGCATGTCCGTTGACATCGAGACTGAAGATTGGTGATGATGTCCCAATACCAACACCGCTGCTAAGAACGTACAGCGAACTGTTAATCCTCAACGTACCGCTTGCCGATTCATAGATATTTGATGTATAGTTTGATGCCGAATTGTAATGGAAGTATATGTAGCCGTAGCCTGTACCCGTGTTGTTCAGCTTCAGTCCTGAAGCGTTCTCGATAAGTCCGCTCACGACACCGTTTGAAAGTGTTCTTCCCCACCAAGTAAAGCCGTTGACCTGCGTCGAAGTAATATAGTTGGCAAGGCTCTGGTGGGCCGTGAGCACGTTTTTTGTCGTTGAGCCGAGCGTGACAGGTACATAGTCGGCACCAGCCGTTCCGAACTTTGCATCAGTGATGCCATATTCTTGAAGCGTTGTCGGCTTGTCACTGGTGATTTTGTTCCAAGACAAACTGGGTATGTCATTTGCCGTCAGTGAAGCCTTGTAAGCCAGGGCAGCAAGTCCCTTGACGGCAACGTTCTGAGCATTGCCGTTCTGAGGTGTGACCTTGAACGTTCCGTTGGTGTCACCCGTTTCAAAAGTGTAGGTAGTACCGCTGGTAATGTTATCTTTGGTGAAGACAAACTTTGAACCGATTTTTGTGACATTTATGATGGCATTGCCTGAGCCTGTTATCTCGTAGTCGTTCACGTAGCCGTCCAGCGCATTCAGAAGATGGGAACGGTCTATCTGCTTGTAGCTTGAGATCATGCTTCCGTCGGCTGTGATAAGGGCCGTCCACATATCAGACTCATCGAACGTGTCATCGCCGTCAGAACCGAGGCCGAGGGCGGAGAGATAAGTGTCTGCATACAGACCGCCGCTGTTGACGTGTATTCCGCCATTGTCAGCAGTGAGCGTAATGCCGCCTATACGAATCGAAGTGCAGTTGATGGTACCGTTTACGTCCAGATTATACGACGGGCTTTGTTTGGCTATGCCTATCCTTCCGTTCGTGGTATCGAAATGCAACAGGTTATCAATAATCGTCACGCCTGTCATCGGGCCTGTTACGGCATTACCAGACAATCTCTGCCCCCACCACTCGAAGCCGTTAATATCGTTCTTCGTGTAGTAGCCTGCCAGCTTCGTGTCTATCTCGTTCTTCGTGTATTTGTCCTGTAGCGATGCAAGAAGCTGGTCTGTCAGGTCGTTCGTCGAAAGACCCTTTCCTTGTACTTTATCGACCTTGTTTCCAAGAAGGTTGGCCAGCGTGTCAGCCTCAGTGTATGTGTCGAGGAAATTCACAACCTCCTGCCACTTGTTCACGATGCTGTCCGAGTCAGGCGATGCCATGATTGCAGCCACATTGTCCCACGCCGTCACCTTCTCTGAAGTGATGCCGTCGAGCACGGACTTGTTGCTGTGCGTGTGTGTCGTATAGCTGTTCCCGCCGATGGTAATCACGCCGTTCTCTATCTTCGCATAGCTCTTCAGGGCAGCGTCGATGTGGCTGACGTGGATTTGCTGCTGTGTCAGGTCTTCCGTCTCTGCGGCAAGGGCGTTCCAGTCAATGCCCGTGCCTCCGCCTCCGCTTGGAATAGCCCATTTAAACCCACCCAAGCCATTATTGAGAGCCGAGTCCCACACCAGCGTTTGACCTGTAGCCGTTGGCAGGTTAAGGCCAGCCTCATTGATACTGGCAAGCGGCTCGAGTAACGTCAGACTGCCGCCGTTGCCCCCTGAGCCGCCGCTGCCGATACCCAGTGCAGAAAGGAACCCGTCGGTACTGGCGCCGGCATACTTGCTCTTCAGGTGGGCATAGACTCTCCCTGATGCCTCGTCGATACACTCTTCCCACAGTGACACATCGTTGTGCAGATCCATCCACGCCTTGATCTTGTCGAAATTGCGCTTCAGCTTTAGTCTGGCTGTCAGGCCGGTATCGCCGCCAGTGGTGCCCCACGGGAGGATTTCTTCAAACTGGATGCCTGTAATCTCTTCTGCCATGATCTTAGTCGATGCTGGTTAGTGGTTCGTGTTCAAAGCTCATCAGCAGGGGTTGCCAGAAGTGGCGGGCCTCGCCAGTGTCCTGATCGCGATAGGTGAGCATAAAGTTCTGCGGGTTGTCATCATCCTTCTTCTCGTTCTTTATGAGCAGGGCATGTTCACAGGCCACCTCGCCATGACTCTCACAGCGGGTCATGCTGTAGGTCATATAACTCAGGGCGAAGGGCTTGCCCTTGGCCGTGAGCTGTCTCATATTGTGGATGGCTTCGTAAACTGTCATAGTGCAAAGATAGGTATAAGGATGCTAACTGAAAAGGACAGCTTACCGGCGGGCATTCTGCTCCATCCGTTCTTCGTGGGCAATCTCGTCGCGCAGCCTGCGGACGGTCAGCGAACGGCCTGTGTTTTGCTCGATACGTGTCAGCAGCCGCTCCACCTCGTCGAGCGATACCGTGCCGCCCATGGGCGACATACCGTCCTCAATGCCGGTACCGTTGCCCTGGGTGTAACCGCCACGGTAGCGGCCACCACCGTAAGCCTCCTCCAACATGCGGGTGGAGTTGAGCATCTGGATATCGCCTGCCCGCTGGTGGCGGTCGATCACATCGAGCACCGGGCGAACCTCAGGGTTGGCCACGGCCTTGTGGTTGGCCACGAACTCGTTCTGATGTACGGGGATCACGCCGGCCTGCTTCTTCGGATCGCCCTTCCTGGTGTAGCCTTCCTGATAGTCTTCAGAGTAGCCGCCTTCATAGAGACCTGCTGCCTGATCAGCAGCAGCCTTGGCCGACGCGAGCTGCATGGCTCCGGCGGCAGCCGTCAAGGCCACGAAGGGAATGGCCCACGGCATACCCATCTCGGCTATGGTCTTCGAGATGCCTTGCGCCGTGTTGGCGACGATCTGCAGCACCTGTATCTTGAAGTTCCTGTCGGCATACTTCTTCTGGATGGCCTTCTTCTCCTCCTCCTGCTGTTCCTCGAGCTTGGTGGTGTCCTTGCCCTGCTTCTTCGCGGCGGCTATCATTTTCTTGTACTTCGCATCCACGGCGGCGGTCTCCCGCTGCTGCATGGCGGAGAAGAGGGAACTGGCCGACGACAGGAGGTTGCTCACCCCGTCGATGGCCGCCTGCTGGATCTGTTGGCGCTTCTCGGATTCCTGCTCTGCAATTTCAGAGAGATTCTCCTCATACTGCTGGTAGCTGATCTTACCGTCGCGGTAGTACTCCTCGTTGAGTTCGCGCATTCTCTTGAACGACTCGCCTGCCATCTCCACCCGCCAGAGCCATTCGTTGGCATCCTCCTGCGAGGTGGCGATATCGCTTTCCTCCTTGGCGTATTTCCGTTTGTTCAGCTGGTACTGTTTGTCGAGCAGGGCCTTTTCCTCTGCCGACACATCCTCTCCGGCGGCCTTCCTGATGGCGAGGATATTCTTCTGGTGCTCTATCTCCAGCTCCTGCATCCTGATGTCGTATGCCTCTTCGTCGGTGTAGAGTCCGTCGAGGCGCTTGCGGGCTTCCTCTATCTGGAGGGCGGAGAAGTTGCGGTTCTCCTCCTCTATCTTCCGGTTCGTCTCCTTCTGCTGCAGCTCGCGCTCATGGTTGGCCTGCTTGGTCACGAGGTCGAGCTGCTTGTTGGCCACTTCCATCTTGTCGGCCTCCGAGGCGCCGTATTTCGTTCGGATCTGTGCCAGGCGGTCGATGTAGCGTTCCTCGGCCTTCAGCTCCAGACCGTGCCATTCGTCGGCGAGGTTCTGCCGTCCCTGGTACTGTTGCTTCAGTCTGAGGAGTTCCTCCTCGTAAGCCTGTTTGGCCTCCGCCTCCAGCTCCTTGCGCTTCTCGCGCAGCTTCTTCAGCCGGACGTTGCGCTCGCTGTCGGAGTCTTGGGGAGGGGGAGTGGTGGATGTGTTTGTCGGAGCAGGGGTGTTGCCCTTTATGACAACATCCCGTACTACACCGTCTTTTTCCATTTGGCGTTCGAGAGACTGTTCGCGGCGATTCAACTCCTCCCTCTTCTTTAGGGCTGAATTGACGGCATCCTCCTGAACCTTTCGTTCCTTTAACTTATTAGTGAGCCGCTCGTTGGTCTCCACTTCCACTTCGGCACCGCTGATGCCGGGCGTAGAACTTGGACGGTAATAAACTCTCTTGTTTGACTTGTAGGTGGTATCTTTCCCTCGGTTGAGTTCGGCATCCACCGCCTTTAGGTTGTTCTGCTTGCGGGAAAGCAGTAAGTCGTTGTCGAGTTTCTCCTGCTCTATCTCCGCAAGTTTATCGGCGTAAGCCTGAGCGCGTGCTGTAGCTTTGAGTTGATTGATGTATTCCTTCAGCTTGTTGGTGTTCGTTTCTATGAGTTCACCCTCCTTATTGATGCTGGCATGATAACCAGGCACAATTTCTTCAAGTCGCTTGATGGCTGCTTTACGCTCATCAATAGAATAGGCATTCGAACGAATGACGTTGGTTAGGTGGTGGATGGTGGAAATCTCCTTGGCAGTCTCGCTGTTCATTCGCTTGTTGATATCCTGCATATCCTTAGCATGTGCTTTCATGGCGCGGTAGGCCGGATCCTGTTCACGGAGTGCCCTTGCATGACTCTGCCAAGCCTTGGTCATGCCATAGATGGCAACACCTACGACAGTCAGAACTGTTACTAAAGCCATCCAAGGATTGGTGAGACTGGCCAGGCGTGCCGCACGCATGACTACAGTATAACCCTCTACACCTTTGGTTAATAGTGCCCAGGTGGCATGTAGGGCTACACCGGCGTTGCGAAGCAGTAGCATGGATGCCATGAGAGCCTTGTTGCTGAGGGCGGCGGCTTTGTTCCGTGCGTCAACAATTGCCAGCCATACGGTATGAGCCTTCCACATTGTGGTGAGCATGGCCACCGTGGCTGTAAGGGCAATAAGTTGGGTGCGATGTTGGACAGTAAAGGATATCAGTGATGATACAACTTTGATACTGGCGGTTCCGGCATTGATGGATGTCTGCACAATAGGCATCAGTTTCTTTCCGAGGTCGGAGGCAGCATCGTTCATAGCCTTCTGTGCTATCTCTAACTTGGCGGCTGCGGAACTGTTGGCATTGTTGAACTCCTCGATGATGCTTGTGCCTTCGTCGTAGGCTTTCTTGGCGGTGTCCTGAGCTGTCTTCAGTTCATCCATCTTGTTGATGAGTGAGCTGATGACAGGCACGGCCTGTGTGCCCTGCATCTTCAGCGACTTCAGGGCTGGAGCCAGGCTTTCGAAACCACCTTTGGCCTTTAGGCCTTCGAGGAACTGGAGGATGGCCTGGTTGGCATCGGTCTTCAGTAGGTCGGTGAAGGCCTTCACCTCCAACCCTGCGGCCTTGGCGAAGCTGGCGGGATCCGTAAACATCTTCGTGATCATCTGGGCGAACACACCACTGGCGGTCTTACCCTCTACGCCTGCCTGGGAGAGGGCGGAGGCGTAGCCCATGATATCGGTCTGTGCAATATGGGCGTTCACTGCCATGCCTGCCATGTCGGAGGTGAACTCGGTGATGAAGCCGGTGGCCGCGCTACTCGACGCGCCGAGTACGTTGATGGCGGAGCCGGTGGCGAGCATGGCACCATTGAGCCCCTTGGTCTTATCCTCGCCGAATACCATGGTCAGCTTGCCGATCTGGTCGATGGCGCCCTCGCCGAGATCGTCGCCAAGGGCCACATTGATCTTGTCTGCAGCATCCACGAAGCCGATGATATTCTCCTTGCCCTGAATGCCAAGGCGACCGGCGGCACCTGCCAGTGCATTGAGTTCCTCGCGGGCGGTGCGGGTGGTCATCTGCTTGAAGGCCTCATTCATATCCTCCACCTCGGCTTTGGTCTGACCGGTGTACTTCATCACGTCGGTCATTGCATCGTCCATCTTGGCGAAGCTCTGGACGTACTGATCCGCCCACTGTACAACCTTTTGATAACCTTGATAAGCAAACTGGATAGCCCATGCGAATTTGTTAAACCCCTCAATGAATTTTCCAAAAGAAACTTTGGTATTGTTAATCTCTTCTTCAACTTTTTTTAATTGGCTTTCCGTTTCTTTGAGGGCATCAGAATATTCTTTGAATTCGGGAGTGTTGGGCTTGCAGTCGTTTAATGTAGATCGCAAGGCGCTGATACGTTCGTTCAGCTGCTTGATAGTCATGTCTTCAATCTTTAACTCATCATGGAAATCAGGAGCCTGGCGGCGAAGGTCGGCTATCCTCTTTTTCGTTTCCGATAGTTCTTTGTTATATTTTTCCCATTCATCGGTGCTTGGATCGACATTGTTTAATAACATCCGAAGCTCCTTTTCCCGCTCGTTCAACTGTTGTATAGTCATATTGTAACGAAGCGTTGACTGGGTAACACCATTCATCTGATTCTGAAGAGCCACCATTTCCTTGCGGGCAGCTGATTCGACCTTTGTCAGTTCGTTACGCTGCTCTTCATTCTTGACAAGATTGTCGGTTAGCTCTTCAATTTTCTGATTGTATGAAGCCAGCTCCTGTTGTTGCTTTTCTGTCAGAGTCTTCTGTTTTGTCAGTTCGTCGCGCTTAGCTTTCAATTTTGACAGTTCACCATACAGACGGGAATGCTCCTTGGCGTTGTCTTTAGCGGCCTTTCCAAGAGCTTCGTAATTGGCCGTGGCCTGCTTCAGGTCGGCATTAAGTTGCTGGATCTGTTGCTGCTGATAGCTTGGTGTAACATTAAACTTCAGATGAATAGTATCTACTGTGATGCTCATAAAAAAATACCTTTGCAATTATATCGCAAAGGTATCTATTATATTCTAATCAAGAAAGGACATGTTTAATCGCTTTCTGTGTAGCCCCCCATCCAATTGTATTTTGGGTTACCACTTTCGCCAAGTCTGACGAAGAAGTTTTTCTTCTTCGGCTTCCAAGGCTTCTTCTTCGGTGGTGTCGGATTCATCAGACCGATCACCAGTCCGACCAAGCATCCTCCGAGTATCATCAGTAATGTTGTCATATCCTAACCCTTTCTTCTTTTCTTGCTGCAAATATAGTCAAAAATCGGCAAATTTCCAAGGGTGAATCCCTATTATCTCAGGAAAAATCCCTATCTTTGCACCGTGCAAGCGTGCATGATCGTATAAATTTGCAAAATTTGGCATCCCCGGTGAGCAATCTCCGGGGATTTTTCGTACCTTTGAAATATAATACACAATAACGGTATTAGAGCGAACTGATGTCGAAATCTATGGTGTCGTTGTCAGATGTCAACAATCGGCATTCGACCTCTTTACTTATATAATCTGAATGAAGGAAAGATATGTCATGGGGAACGGAATTCATAGGAAAACGTACATTTTCTCCTTTCAAAAGACATAATTCGGATTCTTGTAAGAAATCGCGGTCGTCAATCTCTTCGAGCTCATTCCTTGTCATGTCAAGTTCAACACCTTTCTGTGCAGTAAAAAGGAAATGTACGTTGTAGTTATTAATATCGAAACCCTCGCACAAGGATAGCTGCATACAAGTTTTTATGTATGATGCAAACGCTTGCTGGTAAGCTGATTTGAATACTCCACCACATGATGATTTTAATTCACAAAGAATAAGTGTCTTTCCGTTGATGCCGTCGTACAAGATAACGCCGTCTGCATTTCGCTTGCATTGCGACTCTTTCCTAAACAATCCCCCAACTTTGTCGCAATGATCTTCTTCAATTAATGTGAAACGAGTCCCGCCACCAAAGATGTTAAGGTGGCGTATTTTGGCCGACCCCCTGTTTTCGTCAATACTAATTATATCATCTTTTTCTACAGGGGAATAACAGTAGATTCTCTTGAAATTTTCAGTCTCTTGCATCTTGTATGCCGTTTTCCAGGAAATCCATTAAAGAAGCTCTCGTATCAATATTCTGACGTAATGCCTTATAGAAGGAGTCAAATCGCACCCCGTTTTCTGTGTTTTGGCATTTTACCTCTACACTTCCATCCTCTCTTCTTTCTAACAAATATGCCCCTATACATTGGGGGTCGAGTTTCAAAAATGGAGATATGCTAATTTTATTACAGATGTTCTCAAAATCTTGAGGGCGCTCATCTGATATTTTCTTCAAGACAACCAATTCGTTGATTCTTCTGATTAAATAATCACTGTGTGTTGTAATTTGTACACACGCATCATTATTAACCAGCAGGGATAATATGTCTGCCATCATCCTTTGCTTTAGAGGATGAAGATGTGCCTCTGGCTCTTCTATTAAGATACTGGATACGGAAACATTAAACCGATTGATGAACAATGATAGGGGTGCTATTTCTTTAATGGAGGATGCAGCTGCCGAAATAGGCATACTGGCATTACTTGTTTCATAGAAATATTTCCCTGAAAGTTTGTCTCTATAAACACGGCCGTCAAGAATCATTCTGAATTCTTCAAGGAGGTTTTGATCTGCCTCACTTTGATTAACAGATGCAGAATTAATGATCCTCATCATATCATTAAACTCTTTAAAAAGGCCGGTAATCGGCTCAACGCTCTCCGTCATCAGTCCACCACGGGAGGGAGGGAGTATAAAATTATACTTAAAACCGTTGTGGTCGCCAAAAATTCTGTGTATCAGGTAATATCTGAGAAAAAAAGCTAACGGACTCTCGCTTCCGATACTTTCATCTTCGTTTTTTGTACGGAAATATAACTCGTCGTTGATATTAAACCTTAGGTATGACTCTTCTGCGTCAACAAGTCCCTCAATTTCTTCAGAAAAGTTGAACTGTAATTTGTCTGGTATAGGCAAGTCTATTTCTATATCAGCATTGAGGTTGTCAGAAGCAACCATGTAAGTTAAGAATGTGACAATATCTTTGTTTATCCATTGTAGAAGATCGGATTTATTGATTATAAAGGCCTCTCCTTTGTCCCTCCATGTCTTTCTTCTATCATTAAAAGAAATGTTTTGGGCTATAAAGAAATTGGATAGCCTTTTCTTGGACCATAACAGAAAAAAGATATAGTTGCACATCATCGCAACATAACTTTTGCCTAGGCCAGATTCTCCAGACAATACCATAAACTGTTTTAATGACAATTTAGAATTGCTAATTGCCCCAAGCCTGTTTATTTTAAAAAATACAGAGTTAATTCTGCAATCTTGCCCAAACATAAATGTATTGTTTTTAGTGTTAATGAGTCAATACTATCAAATGTTGATTTGTAATCGTGCTGCAAAGATACGAAAAGTTTTGGAATCTGATGCGATAATAATGTTTATTTTTGCAAAAGAAACAAATATTTGCGTTGCAGAAATCCTTTTTTTAGGAATTTTGGGCGAATTCCGCCTTTGCCTGGTTCAAAATGCCACGGATCCGCTGCAGCTCGGCATCGCTCATTCCGGCGGTGAGACGGCGGATCAGACGGCCGTAGCCGCCATAACGGTTCTTATTGTACCACTGAACTTTCTTTGGGCGGTGGTTCTTCTTGCCCCATATCTCGCCGTTTTTCTTGGCCCATGCCTGCTTCTGCTTACGCTTGCGGGCTGCCGCCTCCGTAATGCGGCCGTAGGTAAAGAACGAAACGGTGAGCGTCTGCACCCCGCCCTCGGAGCCTGTGCGGTAGTCGAACGAGTCGATCAGGTCGCCCGACACCATGTGGCCACCCTTCTCCAGTGCCTCGACGAAGCGGTCAACGAGCCATTCGCCATGCTGCGACAGCTCTTCCCTGACGAATAGGTCTATTTCTTTGTAGCTGATATCATCCATCTGTGGTGACCTGTGTAATCCGTGGTCCAAAGGTACAATAAAAAAACCGCCCTCGAAAGGACGGATTCGAATGGGGAATTGAAAACTAATCGCCGCTGCCCGGATCGTCATCGTCGGTCTGCCCGGCTGCAATCTTGGCATCCTGCACCTTCTTTCGCCACTCGCGGTTCAGGAGGATGTTGCCATACTTGGTGAGTTCGGCTTTGGTGAAGTCGCCTGTGGCCTGGGCGCACTGGCGGATGGCCTGGATGCCCATGGGCTTGCCCTGCTCGTCCTTCATGCCGATGGTGAGGTTCACGTCCTCCAGCTTTTTCCAGCCACCCTGATTCTCGATGTGGGCCGAGAAGATGGCCAGATTGTCAATCTTCACGGGCTGACCATTCAGGTTCAGCTCACGGATACACTTCACCATGTCGCGGAGGATGCCGACGATGGTACCTTCCGAGAACGGGGTGTTGTGCTCGCTCATGTGTTTGGCGAGACCCACGAGGTCGATGGGGGTCTCATTGTCGGCAAAGGCGTAGAACTTGCCGTAGGCCTGCGAATAACTGTTGTTGTTCTGGCTCAGATAAACTTTTACTGCCATGATATTTTAAATGAAAAGTGAATAATGAAGAGTGGGGAAGGTTTAGCTCGACGGCCCGAAGGGGAAAGTCAATTTGCTCCCGCACTCCTTGTGGCGTTTCCACGGTACAAAGGTATATAATAAGGAAAGGGCAGATAAGGTTGCGTCCTGTTACGTCCTTTTATCTGCCCTTTCCGCTCCTAATTCTCAATTTTTAATTCCCAATAGGGTTATCAATCCACCGCCCGTCGTCGAGCCAGGCAGCGCCGTCTTCCCACTTACCCTTGGTCAGGATCCATCGCTTCTCGATGGCTTCATCCGAGATGGTGATGGGATAGCAGGTGATCTTCCACATCGGCTGTCGCCCCTCTGCGGTAATCACTTCCTCGATATCGCGCACCACATAACGCCGGTTCCTGATGACATACACCTGTCGCGGGTCTGCCACGTTTGGGTCGAAGGTCTCGAAGGTTGTGGCCTGTCGGGTATCGATCTCATAGCCGCCCTGGTAATAGGTATCCTCCAGATCCTTCAGCCGGAGCGACCCTTCGAGACTGGGAGTGTTCGACGTGCCGTTGAGGATTGACTGCACCTGGGCGTGGTAGCTGTCGGTATAGACAACTGGGGTACCCGAACCGGTTGTGCCACCGTAGAAGGCACAATAGAGGCTGACGGCGCTCCTCTCTTTCTTCGTGGCGGAGCGGATGGTCTCCTCGAAGGAGTCCTTCTGTTCTATGGTATCGTCCTCCTCCGTCTCCCACTCCTCCTCGTCGTCGGGCCATTCCTCTCCCTCCTTCTTCAGCTGCAATTCGTACCATCCTACCTGTCTGCCGTCAAAGCCGTCGCCTGAACCGAGATCGATGACCTCGACATCCTGTGGCCATCCGAGGTATGACATCGGGGCGGGTGTCATCTTGATCTCCAGCGTCGAGGTCGTGCCGTCGCGGTCGAGGTCGGCGAACTGGTCCACCTCCCGCAGACATCGGTGCATGGTCTCGGTCTTGTCGGCACCGACTACGGTGTACTGACTGCAGATATACAGCCTGCCGTTCGACGTGTCCTTCATCAGGACGGGGGCGGCGGTACTGATGTTCGCCGCTGCCGACTTCAGACTGCTCAGGTTGGCGTAGCTGTAGGTACCCATCGTCGTAGGCAGTCCCTCGGGTAGTTTCATCAGCTTGCTCCAGCGGTGGTCGGGCAGGTCGTAGCTGACATCCGACGAGGTGAATTCCGCCTCGCGGGAGTTGTCGTCGCTGATCTCCGTCTCGTAGGCGTCCACCACGTTGTTTAAAGGTAGTTGTCTGGCTTCGTAGTAGTAGGTGGTCTTCAGTATGATGTCACAGGTTTTGTGGATATTGTCAGTCACGAAGATGCAGCCGGTGAGCTTTTCCACCTCTGACAGAAAGTCCTTGACCGTCCAGCCTGCCAGCATCTCAGCCGGATTCCTGGTGTTCCTGCAGTTCAGGATGAAGAGGTTTCTGAACATAGTACCCTCTATCTGGTTGATACCGATGGCGTAGCCCATCGCCCCGATGAGCTTATTCAGGAGCGGGCACAGCTTGGGCGAAGGAACTTCCCGCTTGTATTCTCCTCCTAGGAAGGTCTTTCGCCTCAAGCGTTCTTCATCAAACATGTCTGTTGCGTATTGATAGCGGTACTTGCGCACGTAGTTCATCAGACCGCCCGCCGTAGTCCTTGCAACGGGATACACATAGTCCTCACTGTCGAGCATCCCGAGGTTCAGTTCCTCGATCTTCTTGTCCTGGCCGATGAAATAGTTCATCTCCGACTCGCCCGACACGATCTGGATGGTGACAGTCTCTTCGGTCCAGCGGGTGATAATCTCCTTGCCCCGACAGAACACGTGGCCGTCGGCAATAAGCACGGCCGTACGGTCGGTTGTCAGCTGTCCCGACTTGTTGGTGCGGTTCAGGAAGCCATAGAGTGTCAGGTTCACGGAGTTGTCGAGACGTAGCGTGGCGTCGTAGGTGTACTCGCCGCTCTTGGTGAAGAACGAGTTTTCTCGCTTCACGGTACACGCAAAGTTCTGCGGTAGCACCGCCTCTACGCCTGCAATGAATAACTGTGTCATAAGCCTGTGCCGTTTCTGTCTTTCAGGCGGAAGGATATACTCTGACCGTTGAATCCGCCGAATTCGTTGTATTCCCACTCAATGGTCAGGGGACGTGAGGTGTCGAGTTCGCCGTGGTCACAGAATTCCTGGAAGTCCTCTCCGGTGAGCAGGCGCACGATGGCGGCCATGAGACGCTGGATCCTGGCAAACTCGTCGTATTCCCATTGACCACCCTGCCGGTCGGCCGTCCACTTCTCAATCACGTAGATGATACATTCGCCGTCGCTCATATAATAGCCGTTGTTACTGATGTCGGCACCTGGTATGTTGCCTGCTACCACGATGCCCGCCATATCCTTCAGCATATTGATCAGCTGCGACTCAGTGACGGCCAGCCGTATCCTCGGGGCCTCCTCCTCGCACTGTGCGGCGGCAGCGGCCACCAGCTCTGCGATAAACTGTCTGTAATCGTTGATTGCTATCATAATCCTTGTCTTGGGTCTGCCATTTTGAATGAAATCTCCACGCGGTTCATGCCGATGGAGCGTCTTACCTGTGTATAGTTGGCCTTGGTGATGAGGATGGGCAGCCATTGCCCGTTCATCAGTACCTCCGCCTTGCGCGAGGTAACGAGATCCGACCACGAGGCATATTCGGACTCGCTGTGGATCTTGCCGGAGTGTAGCGTGTATTCGTCGTTCTGTTCCACGGCGTAACGCACACGGTTGCCGTACATCAGTGAGGTCTGGTCCTGGAATCCCGGCTTCACCTGCAGCGGCTCTGGCGTCATCATGGTCTGCGGCACGTCGTAGCGGTTGAGGAACCTCACGGCTACGGCCTTCTCCGGACAGGCCGTCCGTTCAATCCATAGGGTTATGCCGTTCCCGAGGCTCACCTTGTCAGTACCGCTGCTGACGGTCTCGACACGAATGTCGGTATTGTTGATCCTGCAGTATTTTGCCGGGGTAATGAATCCGCTGGCAGATGCTACGGCTACGAGATCGCCGGCAGCCAGGATGGTATTGTTGCCGCTCGGATCTCTTGGGTTACGAAGCCGGGAGGCAAAGAGATTGCCGCCCGGAGGGATATAGGTTGTAGTGCCGACCTTCAACTGTACGGCGGCCGACGCGTGGCTCTGGGCTCCGTCTAGGTTGCCGTAGATGGCTGCCTCCAGTACACTGCGAAGTCCCCGGATGATAATCGTGCCGTTGGCGGGTGAGTAGGTCTCGCTCAGGACGGTCACGCCGCCGACGGTCAGCGTCACTTGCTGGGTGTCGGAAGCCGAGAGCTCCAGTGTGCCGACGTCGGCCACGAACTTGGTGGGGAAGATCTGACTCATACGCGCATGAATTTGTTCCGTGGGTTGTTCTCGGGCATCTGCAGGTAAGTCTCAGTCTCCTGTCCGGCGGCCTTGTCGCGCAGCTGCTTCATCTCGTTCAGCCAGTAATGCTGTTCTTTGGAGAGATGCTTCAGGTAGCCGTCGAGCCGGTCGAGGGGTGCCGCCTCCCTGCGGTTGCCTCCGCCGTCGCTCTCGAAGAGCTTCATCAGTCCGTAGGGCAGTGTCTGTAGCGAGGTGCGTCGGCCCATCAGCGCGATGGCGCCGAGGGCAACAGCCATCTGGGAGGCATACAGGAGGTCATCTGAGAGATTGAGATCTGACAACTGGGTGCCGTATGCCTTCGAGACGAAATGCTGGCTTTCACTCAAGTAGGGCACCAGGCGCAGGAAGAGCCAGGGCGAAGGGTCAATGCCAGTAAGGGAGGCCAGTGTGTCGGCATCCTTCACGATGAGCAGGGCCTTGCGCTTCCAGATGGAAGTCTGCCGGAAACGGGGATCGCAGTCCAAGGCTCCGATCAGGCGGTCCAGGGCACGGTAGTATTCCTCCAGGTGGGCACGGTCGTCGCGGGCCAGCTGCCACTCAAAGGGACGTGCCTCGTTCTCCCTGTCGATCTTCACCTTGCGGCCCATGTCCTCGTGGGAGATGTCGTTCAGGCGGTAATAGCGCATGGTGGCCATGTAGGCGATGGCCTGCTGGCAGCTTACCAGCGCCTTGGCATTTGAGATGTAGCAGGTGCCACCCTCTACACGCACCTGCAGGCCGTAGGGTGAATAGCCGTCGAACAGGACGTTATCCTCTTCATCGACACTGACTTCCACCGAGCCGACGCATCTCCTACCTTCATCGTCGGTAATAATCTCCATGGATCCGGGCTGACCTTCCGACTCTATCTCCATCTCAGCCATAATCTCGCGTCCGATGATGCCGGCAATCTCGTCTTCAACGCCTTTGATGATAGACTCTATGCGACTAAAATCGGCATTGGCGTAGAAGGATCCGGTGAGTTCCCTGAGCTTTTCTGATGATTTGATGATCATATTTTCTTGTTTTTGAGTTTCTGTAGGGTGTTGTAGTCCATCAGGAGTTTCTGCATGACGGTCAGCAACGGGGTATTGTCCACATCCTTGGCGGTACCGAACACATGACTCTCGGCCAGTGTCAGGCAGATCTGCTGCATACCGCCTTCTGAATCCCGGCTCCCGCTGCCCGACTCCTGACTCCTGAAAATCGGTGAGAAGCACACTTCCTGACCCTCGATGATGAAGGTGCCAGTGGTCAGGTGCTCACAGAAGAAGGCAAACCAGGCGTAGATTCCCCATACCTGCCAGGGCTTCATCCCTTGGCCGCGCCTGATCTTCTGTTCGATGTCATCCCAGTCGTAAGGCTGGCGCCGCAGCTGCCGCTCACGCTTCATCTCCTTTGACGCCTCTGGGCGATAGAGAAGACCTGCCAAAGCACAAAGGGCCGTATGGTTCTGGTCGGTTTCATAGTTCTTCAGATGGGTGATGGCCTGCCGGAACTCGCCGAATACCAGGTCTTCGCCGTGCGACAGCGGACCGAGCCAGCGGCCTGCATTTGGCAACAGGTTGACCGTCGAACGATAGACGAGCGACAGGTGGTCCTCGTCGGCCTTCCACAGCCAGTCGAGCGACTTCGCCAGCTGACTGACCAACATAAGCCACTGACCGTTGTTAAGCTGCTGTCTGACGCCCCGGTTCTGGAGCATCGCCCGCGCCGTCCCGATGCGCACATCCTCCACCGTCCACGCGTGGTCGGTAGTGGCTACCAGGTGCCGTATCTTCAGCACCTCGCGCCAGTCGGCCTCCGTGAGTTCATCCCACGTCTCCGGCAGTGTGATATATCTCTGTTTATTTTTCACGATTAACTTTTACTGCTGGTTGGTCATGCGGTCGCCTGCAGAGACGTTGTCTTCCTTCTGCACGGTCTTGTGGTAGAATCCTAACCAGAGGTCGCGCTTTGCAGGGAAGTTGATGTGCATGGCGTCGTTGAGGGCCTCCAGCGTGATTTCTTCGGGGATGCGGGTGTCGGCACCGTAAAAGATCTTTAGTGCGTAGAGCATCTGCGAGCCCGAGTCGCTCTTGCCGTCGATAATGATGTTCGCCAGGGCAGGGGAGAGGCCCATCGCCGAGGTGGTGGCCGAGTCGGCCATCTTGGCGATATCCTTTTGGGCGGCGATGTATTTGTCGAGGTTCAGTTCTATCGGCTCGATCTTCCACTCCTGGACGTGGCCTTGGTCGTCGGTGAAGTCCACACAGGTAAAGAACTTGCCCGCATTCTGCTTGCCTGCCATCACGTCGGCTATCTGACGGGTTATCTTGTCGCGCAGCTTCTCCAGTTCCTTCACCACCTGCTGGTCGGTCCATTCCGGGTGATCCTCGATGATAGTTATCTTCTTGTCGTTCCAGTAGGCCTGCGGCTCATGTACGATGTAGGCGGCGGCAATCACGTTGTCGTTCAAGGCGCGAACGATCTCTGCGATGTCGTTGGCATCCTGCATCCATGGTATGGAGCCGTGGAAGGAGGATATCGCATAGAGGTTACGGCCGAAGGAACGTAGCGAGTGGTAGCCGATGGACACTTCGTGATCCGTGGCGTGCCACTTGTCGAACACGGGGAAGAGCTGCAGCTGACGCCAGCGTTCCATGTCACCGTAGAGCACTTCGCGGATATCGTCCAGATGGGGTGTCTTGTTCGTGTCAGGCCATACCAGGCGACAGTCGGCACTCGGCAGGCATTCCAGACTATGGATCCATGGCTTGCCGATGCGCACGCTCTTGGCACACTGGTACCGGGTGAAGTGGCCACCCATGTGGACGTACTCCTGCAGACAGTCGCGGATATAGCGCCGGTAGTCCCACGACTCCAGCCAGTCCCTGACCTCACGGTCTTCCTGCCACTGCTGCTGCACCTCGTTCTCTACGACCTGGTTGCGGTACATCTGCAGGCCCTGTCCGTAGATGAGCCCGATCTTTCGGGCGAGGATGCCAGGGCCGATGTTGTTCTTCTCGAGCAGGTCGCGCACCATTCGGGGCATCTGGTCGTCAGGGCCCCAGGGTACGATGCTCACACCGCCCACCGACTGAGGATCCTTGTCCCACGAACGTCCCCCGAGGTCGAAGAACGAGCTCAATGACTGCTCGTCGAAACGCGACCTCATGGCCACAGCATAGGTACCCACGCCTGTATCGACCATGGCAAACTTGCCCGCACGGTCAACGATCTTTCCTTTGATGCTCTTCTCTTCCATCTGTGTCATTCTGCGTAATCTTTGGCACAAAGTTACATATTATAATGTACGGGTGAAAGGACAAAAAGAAAGCCGGTGTGCGGTTTTTGGCAGTTAGCCGTTTGTTTTAACATTTAGTCACATTTCCGAGGGGGTCTTGGGGGGTGCGGTCGCAAGTCGAGGTCAGAGCGGGCCGGTATGCAACGTGCGTGTATCGAGGCGGTTTTATTTTTTCATACTCCCAAATGCCCTGTTTATCGGGGTTCTGCGATTTTTGCCGTTAAAAAATGGGGTAAAAGTTGCCGCTTTTTGACTAAAACTTCCCCATTTTGAAAACAAAAAAAAACGCCAAACGGTATGTCGGCAGCAAATTATTCACTTTTCACTCTTCATTTTTCACTTACTTCGGGTCAATGACGGTGCGGCGGCCGAAGGCCTGCCAGACGTTCACCCATTCCTTGCGCATGATGAGGTATTTCAGGGCATCGGTGAGGTTGGTTGATTCCTGGGGCAGACGGGCAGTGGGGAGCTTGTCGCCCTTCTTCTCCTTTCGGATGTCCTTGCGGCCCGTGCGCTTGTCCTCGACCACAAGGATAGGGCAGTTTTCCATCTCGGCCTTCAGATTCGGGCAGTTCTGCGCGTCGATGAGCAGAACGAAGAGCTGGCGGCTGAGCTGTCGGGCGAAAAGGGCGCTGAAGAACTGGTATTCTGTGTTGGAGTAGATATCGCCCTGGCCGAGCGACATGAGCTGCACGCGCCAGCCGCTGCGGGTGCCGTCGGCACGGGTCTCGATGGCGGCCTTGATGCGCTGCATCATCGAGGTGCCTACACGGCGGTAGTTGTTCATGGCACGGTCGTAATAGAGCCGCAGGAGCTTGGTCTTGTGGGGGGCGAAATAGTCCAGGAACCTGTCGGCCAGCTGCCGTTCGTTGTCGGGCGGCAGGGTGTAGATCTCCTTCAGTACCCGGTACTCACGGCCCTGCTGCTGACCGAACACCATCGATTTCATGTTGCCGTCGTCCATACCGCCGTCGAGGGGACGGCCGGAGTCCAGGTATCTCAGTACCGTACAGTCCTGTTCCCAGCCGTAGTTGTGCCGTTCCAGCACGTCGATGCGGATGCCGTCCTGGTAGAAGTCGCGGGCGGTCATGGTGACGTAGAATTTCTGGTCGGCGGTGAGCTTCTGCGGGATACTGAGCAGGTTGGTGTCGATGCCCTCAAGTCCTGCGGCAATCTCTTCCTGGAAAAACTCCTCACCCAGCACGTCGGCATTGATCAGCGTCGAGGCGACCATGAAGAGGGTGGTGCCGCAGCGCAACCCGTTCCATCGCTCCTCCCAGCGGCTCACGTTGCGCCCGGCAAGTTCCACGGCCCGCTGGTCGCCGGTCTGCAGGGCTTCGGCATAGCGGCGGCGTACCTCGTTCAAGACCTGCCCTGTCTGCAGCAGCAGCTTTACCTTATCCTTATCCATCAGTTTCACGAGTTTCATCACCCACGTATATTCGCTGGTGTGGTTGGGATTGGGCATGTCGCTGGTGAGTGAGAGCGAGCGGTACCACGGGGAGTCGCCGTAACGGGCACGGTATCCGCGCACGGCCTTGCGGATGTTGGTAAACTTCTCCTCGGGCCAGTATTTCACTTCATCCCCGAAGAGACCCACATAGCTACGTCCAGCACCAATAGAAGGACGGTCAAGACTGACAAAAGTAAAGGTGAATCCATTCCAGAAGGTCATTACTTGTTTGTACTTGTCGATCACGTTATACATCTGTCGCTGCCACTCGACGGGCGGCAGACGGTCGATGACAAACTCACGGTCCATCTCCCAACCGAGGAACCGGAGGCCTTCGAGCACGGAGGGGATGACATTCTTGTGGAGGTTGGAGTAGGTGTCGGTCACCCATACGAACGGGGCGCCGGGGCACTCCTGTACGGCCTGCTGGATGCGCATGGCCTGAAACTGGGTCGTCTTGGCCGACGCACGGCCGAGGATACCGATGAAGTTCTGCGGCATGGTCAGCGCGGCCACCATGGCGTACTGGTTGATGTAGCGCCGCTGTACGTCCTTATTCTCCCGTAACTTCATTGGCCAGTTCTATGGAGTTGTCGAGCATCCGGTCCACGTCGAGCGGCTCCAGTCCAAGTTCCATCTCTAAGCGTTGCTGGTGTTTCTTGGGCAGCTGCTTGAAATAGTCTGACTGGATAATGGCGCGGCGGTCGGTGGCGGGCAGGCCGACATCCTGGGCGTTGGTACCAAAGATATTGATCTGCTGGTTGAAGTTGCCTGGAGGCGGAACCTCGTCGCGCTCGGAGAGGCGCTTCAGCGATGCCGCCTGCTTGACGATCTTCACGTAGGCCTCGTAATCCTTGGCCCTAGCCGTGCAGATACGCTCGCCGGTCTCTACGTCGGTGGAGATATAGGTGTGCTCCCAGTCACGGGCGGCGGTCAGCAGCTTCTCGAAGAGCAGGTTGCGCCAGGCTTCCTGCCGCACATGGTCCACGGCGTAGAAGAGGTTGATACTCTCCCAGACGATGCGCGCGGCCACATGGCGGGAGCATCCGCGGTCGGCCATCAGCCACGCCTGGGCCGACGGACGGCCCTCGCGCCTGACGATGCCGGCCGTGGAGAAGAGTAGGTCTTCGTATGCCTTCTCTTCCTCGCTGAGCTCGCCCTTCGAGCCGGCGGCGATGTAGTCCTGCAGTTTCAGGAAACAAGATTCAGAGTAGTTACTCATAAATAAGGAGGTTGAAACATGCTTATTTTCTATTCGCCCAACAAGTTGTTGATTTCCTGTAGTTTAAGTTCATATTCCTGAAGTTTTTGTCGGCGTTTGACGTCGAGGTGGGGCTTATCGCCCTTGCGTATCTCACTTTTCACGCGCCAGATATTGTCCTTGGTCTTCTGCTGTTCGCGGAGCAGATCCTTGATGCTGCTGGAGCGCAGGCGCGTCAGCTGCTGGAAGTGGCGGAATATCGGATGCCTACCCAGCACTTTGCCGTACTTCTGGTAGTAGTCCATCTCGCGGGTGATGGCGTTGTGGTCAAGATAGGCATCGAGGAGTTTTCCACACACGGTTGATAACTCATCAACCGACTCATAATCACGTAGTTGCTGATATAGTTTCGAGTATTCATGAAAGCGTGTAATACGCTGTGTTACGAGAGCCTTCAACTCTACGGGTGACTTCGGATCGTTGAGGAATGGCCACCGGTCACGGAGCTTCGTACTGTCCTTAGTAACGGACTGTACGGACCGTAACGGACTCGCCTTGTCCGTTGCAGTCCGTACTGTACGCTTAAACAGGAAACGGTTACAGAACCTCATTATTCCGGAAACCGTTCTTGCAGGAGCCTCACGACCGACCGCGGCCATTCCGGCCGTATGATACTCATGAATCGCTGGGTCGCGGCCCACTGACTCAGAAGTTCAGGCTTGGGATTGTCGGATGCCACAAGCATCACCCAGTTGTCCTGGTTCCATGGCCGCATGATGACGGGCATCACATTCGGACGGGCGTACTCGTCGTACTCCAGGAACACGTCGAAACTGGCGTATGTCTCAATGAATTCGGGCAGCATCTTCAGCAGTACGGAGCGGTACATGAGCTTTGGCGTCTGGCATTCGCCGACGGTCACTCCCTTTGATGTCAGCACACCACGGCGACAGCCCAGCTCGCAGAGGGTTGTGGGATTGAGCAGCACCATGTGGTCGGTCATCAGGACGATACGCTCGGTACTCATCGCTTCGTTGAGCACACGGAGCAATGCCTGGGCAAGTGTCATCTCCGGGCTGAATGCCATGATGAGCACCAAGGCATCGGCACCGACAAGATTTGCCTTGACGCTGCGGGCTACGATCTTGGCATATTCCGGGTGGTCGGCACTTGTCTCGGCCACGATGACGGTCACAGCCTCACATCCTTCGCCGTCGCGGGGCGGGTCAGGTCGTTCCAGGTCTTCTCCGGACGTGGACTGGGTGTCAGGTCGTTCCAGGTCTTCTCCGGACGTGGACTGGGTGTCAGGTGTCTCAACAGTCTCCACGGACTGAGTGTTCTCGGGCTGCTCTGCAGCGGTAGTCTTGGTTTCATCTTTTTCCATAATCTTTTGATAAATAGTTTGATTCGTAAAATTCGTAATGCAAAGGTAAATATTAAATTGCGGTCGCAAAAAGACACGGAAAAAGTGGCACTTATCGCGAAATAAGTGCCACTTATTGGAGAATAACCTACGTCTGTTTAAATACCGTTACCGATGCCGAGGAACGTATTGATCTCAGGGCTGTCGGTCGCGGGGATGGCGCTCTTGTCGATGATGCCGACGGGCCACGTGCGCACTTCGGTCTTCAACTCGAAATGGTTGTTGTGGGCCTCGTTGGTATCCTGCTCGTTACCGGCCTGCATCGTCAGGGGGGCGCACGGTGTACCATAGACCTTGGCGGTGGTCTCGCTGGCATCGCAGCCGATGACGATGGCACCGAGGTTGCCGTTCACGTTGTTGGCCTTGAATTCGGCAATCTCCAGATCGGTGCCGGGGTGGTCGAAGTTCACGTGGTGGATGAAGCCGCGGCTGTAGGCATCGCCCTGTACCTCGTCACCGGCATCGATGCTCGACTGGTTGACGAACAGGCCGATGGGTTTGGCGTTGCCGACCATCGTGAGTGAAGAGACCTTCACACCCTTCTCATCGCGGTTCATGGTGGCCTTGTCGAAGTCGAAGATGATGATGATATTCTTCTTGCCGCGTGGCATTCCGGGGTTGCTGCCCTGCTTGGGCACGCTAACCATGCTGTATGTATTGTCTGCCATAATCTTTTAACCTTTCAATTTTCAATTCTCAGTTTTCAATCAGAGCGGAGCACCGTCACCCTGGGACTGTCCCTCACCGGCGCCTGCACTGGCTGACGGTTTGGCGTACTTCGTGGCGGCTGCCGGGGCGATGTAGGCGAAGAGTGCCTCTGCGAGCCAGAAGCCCGTGCCTTCCCACCACTCGGCCATGATATCCACAGAGTAGTGGTTCTCCAGGAAGCGGAGCGTCACGTTCTGCGGGTTGTGCGACATGAGGTGCTTGAAGTTCTCCTTCGGGGTGATGAAGAAGCAGCCTGTGCCGCGCATACCCTCCAGGGGAGCGAAGGTGAACTTCGAGAAGTCGATCTTCGTGCGGTTCTCGCCGTCCTCGTTCTTCAGCCAGAGATATACCTTGCGGTAGGCACGCTGGTACTTCAGGATGAGGTTCGGGTCGCAGTGTACGAACATCTTCTTACGGGCATAGAGCGGGTACTTCTCGGAGATCTCATCGACGGCAGCGTCGATCTTCTCCATGATGTTCTGGTCGGTCAGGGTCACGCCAGAGAGCAGCCAGCGGATGTTCGACTTTGGATCGTTCTCACCGGCGGCAGCGTCGGCGTTGAAGAAGTCAACGAGCTGGGTCAGATAGCCGTCCATGGCCTCGGAGGGCGCAGAGGCGGTGTACTTGCCGTTGCCGTCGGCTTCCACCTCCTTGTAGCGGCCGGTGGCCAGGGCATCCTCACGCTCTTCGTCGAGCTTCGGGAAGATGAGCTGCTGAAGGATATAGCGTACGATCGGCATCGACTGCAGGGTGCTGGCCTGCTCGTCGTACATGTAGCCGATGATATCCTCCATGATGTCGCTGGGCTTGATGGGCACGTTGAGCTTGCACTTGAAGTTCTTGATCGTCAACGGAGTGAACTTGGCCTTGCCTGAAGGTGTCCACTCGGGCACGAACTGCTGCAGCACGGTGCCGATGATGTTGGCCTGGATGGCACGCACCTCCACCTTGTCGGTGATAATGCTCGACATATACTGGGTCGATTCGGTCTGACCGAATAGGCCGCGCATGATCTCCAGACGGTTCGACTCGACGTACTTGCCGAACTCGTTCTTCAGTTCCTGAGTGTCAACGGTAGAGTCGCCGCTGTAGGCGGCCTGCACCTTGCCCTGCATGTAGTCCACGAGGAAGCGGTTGTGCTTCAGGCTCAGGTCCACACCGGCAGCGACAGCTGCCTTCTCGAACTCAGAGACGGTCACCTGATGGCCTTCCTGTGAGGCAGGCTGCTTCTCCAGCTTGGCGATGGTGGCCTTGTAATCCTTCTCGGAGGCCTCGAGAGCCTCGATGCGCTTCTTCAGACGGGCGGTCTCTACACGTCCGGCCTCGAGCTCCAGCTTCTCCTCGGCAGAGAGAGTCAGGTTGACCTGTTCGCCGTCAACCTCCATCTTCGAGAGGTCGGCCTTGAAGCCCTCAACGAACTTCTCGCCGTACTTCTCCTTCAACGTCTGCTCCTGCTCAGCGGTGAGGAAGAGCTTGCCGTTGTCGTCTTTTGCGAAATTCTGGATGCCGAGGACCGACATGACCCAACCGGCAACCATCTTGAATTCTTTCTTCATACTTAAAAAACTAAAAACTAATATGGTTATTACAAACGTGCTGCGTATTGCTCCAGTTGCATCGAGGCTGCCAGACGGCGCACCTCCTCGGTGGCCATATCGGCAGTGCCGACCTTATCGATGAGCCCCACCTTCAGGGCATCGGCGGCAAAGAACATCCTTCCGGCAATGATACCATCGGTCTTCAGGTCCAGATTCTTACGGTGGGCCTTGACGGCTTCCTGGAACTGACGGGCCAGGGGGTTAAGCGTCTCTTCCTTGATGCTCTTGTAGTCGCCCTTCAGGGCTGCCTCGAAGGGCGCGTTCTTATAGGTGGACAGGTCGCTGTAGATGGTGTGGACCTTGATGCCCTTCTGCTCGTAGTACTTGGCGTAGTCGGGGAACTGCATCATCACGCCGATCGATCCGAACTCGGCGGAGATGGCGTTGTCGGCCACAATCTCATCACAGTGGCAGGCCACGTAGTAGGCGGCACTCGCGCAGAGGTCGCAGCTGGCCACCACGGGTTTGTTCAGACTCTGGGAAAAACGGATGGCATCGAGCATCGGGGCGATGGCATCGACGGCACCACCGCCGGAGTCGATGTCAAGGCGGATGCCGATGATCTTTCTGGAAGCGGCTGCCTCGCGGATGACGGCGGCGATCTCCTCGGTACCGTACGAGCACATGGTTCCCTCCTTCAGCATGTCGCCCCTCAGGCTGACCACGGCCACGCTGCCCTCCGGGGCCTTATTGAAGTCGCCGGTACTGGCCTTCATCTCAGGGGTGACGGCTGTCAGCAACAGCGGCGTCTTGTCGCTGAGCTTCTCGGCGGAGAACTCCGCCACGTCGCGTTCCAGGAACTTGTCGATCAGCACGGCCTGGGCGTCGATGCGGCGCAGGTCGATGAAGAACGGCTTGTTCAGAATGGTGTAGTATAATGTAGAAAACGCCATCTTCAATTCTTCAATTCATCAATTTTTACATCGGCAAAGTTATATATAATAAGGTGTAGGCACAAAGACCGCCACTAAGACAGGGGCGGGCTGTTATGGGCTGTTATGACTGATAATCATTTTCGTGAAGCCACGAAAAAGGTGTATCTTTGCAGTCGGATAAAACGAATTGAAAAACTATGAACGATCATTTCTATATTCGCCAGTACGGGCGCACGGAACTGGCACAGATGTACAGCCCAGATATCACACCAGAAGCGGCCTGGAAGAAACTAAGACTCTGGATCCGACATTTCCCTGGTCTCACCCAGCAGCTGGAGTCCCTCGGCTACCAGTCTCGCCAACGGGTGTTTACCCCTGCTCAGGTCAGAGCCATCGTCAATGCTATCGGGGAGCCGTAGGAAGGGTGGTTTCCAACAGGACAAAACGGTAGTTGAAGTAATCGTGGATTTAACATTATTTTCTGTCGATTTACGTTTTCTTAACCCTAAGAAGACGCGAACCGCACGTTCGTGGCGCTGGAAGTTCTTCAGCAGGGTATCCTCGGCGTCGATGCCCAGGCTGTACTTCCTGGCGAACCTCGACACCGCCTCCTTCTTGGTGATGTCGGGGTGGTACTCCAGCAGGATCTCCACATAGTGGTGGAACTCCCAGTCGAAGAGCCGCTTCAGCTCGCGGTTGATCAGGCGGGCATGACGGGGGCTGATGTAGTTCCAGTAGAGGGGGTTCTTCCTGAAGCCGCCCTCCGCCCGACGGTTGGGCAGGTGGATGAGCAGGTTGCCCTCCGGGGCGTCGGTGCGGCGGATGACGCCCACGTGCCACCGCTCCAAGGGCCACTTGGCCATGCAGTGCCACACGCAGTGGTAGAGGTTGAACGAGTCGGGAATGTGGACGCCGCCGGTCTTCGGATCCACGCCGAACTTCACCCTGGCATACTTCGCCAGGTAAGGCTCCACGCGGATGCTGCAGGTGCGGCGGTTGGTAGATTGCTGGTACTCCATTAAGTTTTGAATATACTACACGCTGCAAAATTAGCCATTTTTCTCGAAAAATGGATATTTTCACTCAAAAAAGTGATTTATTTGTTTTTTGGTCGAAATTTGTTTAAAACATACCTACAACGTTACAACACGACAACAACCCCAGTAAACAAAGGGGTTTTGAAAGAAAAATGTGTTGTAAGCAAAAAAAATGTTGTAACTGTTGTAAGTGGATGTTGTAGGCAAAAAGCTAACTTTCTAAATAACCACTTACAACACGAAAATGCCGATAAACACTGGGTTTTTGACGGTTTTATACGGTTATGTTGTAAGTGTTGTAGGCAAATTATTTAGAATTTAAACGGCTCTTTCACGCATTATTTGTCTATATATTCTCACTTTAAGTGAGATTTGTGATGTGAGGGTTAGTTTATATATAAATAAAATGTGCGTGCGCGTTTTTCATTTCCCATGGATAAAAAAAAAAGCAGGCCGCCTTGTGGTGAGGCAGCCCGCAACGAAAAGATATCATCAATGGTTTGAAAAGAAATGTACCTAACTGTCGAACATCGGCACTACGTCGTAGCCGTAGCGCACACCACTGGCCAGTCGCTTGCCATATCTGCGATATCCCAAGGCTGTGAGCGCCTGACCGATGCTAACTTCATCGACACGCTGGAGAGTGGAAGTGATCTTACGCCTTTCCTTCAGTTGCATCACGATATCACCAGCCATCATAAATACCGGCTTGTCGTTACCTTCTGGCTTACGGTAATAGAGCTTCATCAGGCGCATGGCGTTGGTGGTCTCGATATACTGGAGGTTCTCACGCGTGAACTGTTTATATTCCTCCTGTGTCCACTCATAATCCTCATTGTTGAGCAGCAGGATTACTTCTGCCCATAGCTGGTCGATATCGAGGTCTTGGCGGTAGTCGTCGATGGCATCGACCTCAATAACGGCCAGGCGGCGCAACATGCCCTGATCAGCTGTACGGATGAAACCGCCCATAGCACCGGTCTTGTTGCTGGTGAAGCAGGCACTGGCCACTCGTGGAACGGTCTCTACGCGATAGTTCCCGCGTAGGCGTGTATTGACCTCTGTAGATGATAACAGCTGCTTGAAAGAATCCTCGTTGGCCTGTGTAACCGCAGCCATCTCGTCGAAGTTGAGCAGCAGCCTGGTGGCGAAGGCACGGGTGGGTAGGAAAGAGGTGTCGCCCTTCAGCACGCACTGGTAGTATTCCTTCAGAGGGGGCGGTACCAGCTCCTCGAAGAAGGTGGTCTTACCGATACCCGCTTCGGCTGAAACAAGCCCCAGGGCAACGTCGTTCTGGCGGTACCCTAACGCACAGGCTGCAGTGGCACAGAGCCACTTACGCAACAGTTGGCGTGTACGTCCGCTTTCGTCACCTCCGGAAACATGCAGGGAGTTGACCAACAGGTCTATCTGTGACGGGCCTTTATATTGCCCCTTCAGGCTCTCAAAATACTCTGTAATAGGATTAAAAGGGGTAATCTGGTTGGGCGACTGCAGCAACGTCCTGAGCATCGACATTGACATAGGAATTTCGTCTTCTTGGGCGTGCAGATAGATATCGGCCTCGGTGACGGGAAACTCGTATTTGATAGGGCATTCGTCCTTGGCTTCCAAATAGACCCTTGAAGGGTCGAGCAGGTTCACACGGATCTCGTAATTCTCACTGAGCCACGCTTTGGCTGTACTGACACGACCACCTTGACGCTCTCCAAGAGTAGAGGTGGCTGTCAGGCGCGTCATACTTACGCTTTTGACATTCTGTCCTTTCATACTTACGCCTCCCATTTCTCACGCCGACTGTCGCCTGGCATAGTTACTATATTGGTCATCTCCTGGATCCTTTCGCCGACATACCTGCCATAGCCAATCATTTCACCATCTTTATTCCGGCCTTTCGACAGGTTCTCCAGTGAGAAGTTGGAGGTGAAGAAGGTACGCGCACCTGCTTCATACCGGGCTTCCATCAGGTCGTTGACAGGACGTATGCGGTTGCCGAAATCGTTGATCTCGAGCTGTTCACGGCCAAGCTCATCAATAAAGAGCGGACGACGGGCCAAATTTGCGATACCATCCGCCTGAATACGTTTGTAGAGCTGGTTGGCCGGTATTAGTTCTACGGTATAACCACTGACAAGATGAAGTATGTCACAAAGGGCTTGGAGTAACAGTGTCTTACCACAGCCTACCTTTCCGCCAAGGTAGATTCCTTTGTTGACATTCCACAGACATTCCGGAGAGCCTGTGACGTAATAATACATCTGAAGAACAATCTGGCGGTTGAAGTCGTCAACCACATAAGCGCGATGGACACCACGTCTGGCCATGATACTTTGGGCACTGGCCTGCAGCATCTGCCAGAACTGCTGTTTGGTCATCCAAGGCGCGTGCCACTCGCCGAGATCAACCACTTGTTTCTCGCACCGCTCACGTCGCTCTGTGATGAAGCGGTTCACAATATCGTCGTAACGGTCAGAAGTCGCCATCGTCATTCCTCCTTTCAGAACGGCTCTCTTTGAGCTCTTTTTCTGTCACCTTGAAGAACTTACGGTACCCGCCTGCTTCGGCATAATCCAGATACTCGATGGCCTTCTGTTCATTATCCTCACTCACCTTCTTCAACTGGGCAAGGGATTTTTTCTCCATGCGCGACTTCAGGTAGATGTGGTGTTGTTCCTTCAGATAATCCTTCCAGAACTCCCAGGCCTCCTTGAAGGTGTCGGTCGCCCATGGCAGTTCCACCTCCACTGGCTCTGTCTGCTGATTGGTCAGACGGTCGAGAGAGTCGTAATACTGCTCTGCCTGGTTCTTCAACTTGTCCCACTTCGAGACGAACTGTTTCACTCTCTGGCCGTCTGATACCGACAGACCACCCTGCAGGAACTCATTAAAAGCTGTGTTGGCACTCTCCAGCGCACCCCATAGCTGTTCCCATTCCTGCCGTAAGATTCTTACGTCTTGTTCTCTTTTCTCCATTTTCTTTGATATACTTTTCGTTATTAGGAAAATAGCTTCGGCAAAAATACCACAATAAACCGAAGCTAAAAAATACAACCTATTTATGACGACTTGGTTTGTTCCAACTTACTAATAAGCTCGTCAGCGTATGCCACAGCCAACGAAGTGAGAAAATCAACACATCCATCTTCATTTAGACTGGGAAAATCCCTTTTACTGATAAGAGCGGGCAATACGGCTGTTGCAATTCTTTCTCTTTGCTCTTCTCTTCTTCTCTTTGCAAATGCTCGTTCAAGAGCTTCTCTCTTTTCTTTATCCATATTTTATACTTCCAAAATTATTCTTCAAAATTAATCCATTCTGATTGATCTTTCATTGCTCTTGTATGACTACGGTTGGCTGCACGATGCCTGGCATCATAGCGGTTATGGCATGTCTGACAGAGTGCCCTCAAATTCTCCGGATCATTATGCGTCGGATCATGGTCGAGGTGGGCGATGGTAAGTACAACCAAAACAGCTGTTGGAAACTCTGCGTTTTCTGTACCAACCTTTGGGACATAGGTGTGGTTTTTGACTCCACAGAATTCGCAACAGTTATTTGCCCGTTCGAGTATCTTCTGCCCGATCTCTTTCCAATTCTTGGGGTAGAGATGTCTGAGTTCTGGTTTGATTGGCATATTCTTGTTGGTCTTGAAATTGTAGCCTTTCCTCCTCATGCGGCCACAGTTCCATACGATACAGCGAGTAGGCTGCCTGCTTGCGGTGGCGGGCATGGTCGCGGCGGGCCTTCGTCAGCAGCTCCTCTGTCTTCCAGCGGGAGTGTGGTCTGCTGATGGCCTCACGCTCGCCGGTGAGGTTGTTCACGGCCGTTACGACGTATTTCTGTTCTTTCATATCTCAAATGGTATTATGTCTCTTGCGTAGGTCCACCATGTATCCTTGCAGAGATTTTCCCAACGGATGGCCGCCTTTTTCAGCCACTTCTCACTATGCCAGGTGTCAGCACAACTGTTGACGCTGCCGTCGGGGTTCAGCCGGTCATAGGTGATGTTCATGCCGTCCATCGCACCAAGCCTCATACGCTGCATGTTCAGACAGAGGATCAGACGGTTGTCGCCGTCAGGCTCATACACCGGACGCTCGCTGTGCGGATGCCAGATGACGGTTCTTGTCTTTACAGTGGTAGCCATACGTCCGTATAATTGTCTGACTCATCACGGAATAACATCGCATCATCCTTTGCCTCCCAGAAGAACATCTTGCCAGTAGCGCGGGCGAAGTCGATTTCCACATTTGAACCACTCGACTGCGTCCAGTCTGCCAGCACGTAAACGGCGTCCCTGGTCGACAGTACCATCAGGTCGCGCAGCAGGCAGTAGCTGTAGAAGTCGGGAATCTTACAAGTGAACCATGGACTCTTCGCGTACGCATCGTTGTCGTATTCCCTTCTAAGTAACCGCTGCCATCGCTCATCGCAGGGATTGAACACCTCATATCCTTTCGCCTTCAGCATCTCCTCTGCCTTGGCGAACTTCTGGCGGGTGGCCTCGCTGATCACCTCCTCGCCGATCTTTCCACTGATATAAACTTTCATATTTCTCAACTCTTAGAATCGTCAATCCAATTTTCCGGCGCAATCAGGAGGTTAATATTACCTTCGTGCACATCCACCCAAATGTTATTGTCACCTGTTAATACGGAAATGTCTTCCAGTACTTTCAATTCAATCTGGTCGTTCAGCTGGACTAAAATGCAAGAGGCACTCTCTGTGGTGTAGACCTCTTCAGCTCTCGTGTCTGAATGATGCTGGATGAAGATATCGTTAATCTCATCCTGCATCTGGGTAAAACTTTTGGTAAAAGCCATAATTCTCTGTTTGATTGGTTACATATCTTCAAACTCGCAATCTCCATCGAGCATACAACTGCAATCTTCTTCGTCGTAGTGGGCGCACATATCGCAATATTGTTTTTCTTCCAGTGAATTGACACAATGAACAACATCATAACTATTAGCGATATCTGGATCTGCACAATGAGAGCATAGCTCATGCTTATCATCCACCCACCAGCACATGCCGAAGTCCGGATGAAAACAAGGATCGTTTTCAGTGCACCCACAAACCTTACATACTCCGTACATAAACTATATGTATAACGAAGTTTCTAAATTCATCTTGCGGATTGAGCTTGTTCTGAGGATAAATATGTAATTGTCGTTATAAGTGCTGTCAGGCTTGGCGGAAATCTCTGGCACCGTCTCCTGCCATCTGTCCTCATACTCTCTCTTTCCGAATTTGAATGGTCTGCTTCTGGGATATTTCTCCTCCAGTTCTTCCTTCTTTGCCTTGATGTCATCATAGATATCGGGGATACAGTCTTTATGCACCACCGTATGATTGTACTTTTTCTCTACATAGTGCCCCAATTCAAGGCCCATTTTGTTGACAGACTGATACGTCTGCACTTCAATATAAAACCATTTATCCATAGCTCAATCGAATTTTAAATCAAAGTCAACATCCCTGCGGTAGTCCAGGTACTCAGGGTATGGGGTCGTCCTACACCCCTCCATTCCCTCTTCGATGTCGAAGCGGAATCCGCGCCCGGCAGTGTCCCACATCAGGTGAGTCAAATCACCCAACTTGGCATATACCGCCACCACCTGACCGTTGACACCATAGGAGTATTTCAGAACCTCCAGGGACTGCAGCCCCAGCGCCTCGATGGCCTTCTCAAAATCTTTTGTCTTCATATTCTTATATAACTAATCGTTTGTAAAGGGTTCCGGTCCAGCCGCGCCGGATGAACTCATCCTTCAGCTCCTGATCGGAATAAAAGGATAGAGGGGTGCGTTGCGAGACAGTCCCACTGTCACCTTGGGGCATCGCACTCCCTCCATCCGACGCTGACTTATCCAGCGGCTTCCCAGGGCCTACTGCAGGGCAGTTTTTGTCAGGGCCTCCAGAGACGGGTTTTCCTACGACCTCATTTTCTTCAGACATGCGAGAGTCTTTTGTATCAGCTTGTTTGTTGACAGCATTTGTTTCTTCTTTCTTTTTCCTGCTCCAGGTGGTTGTTTTCGGACCTCTCTTATAACCGGGCTCGAAACCATCCACATCCTCTGGGCGCGCCCAGTAATATCCGCCAGACATCTTATGGTCGTTCATGGCTCTCTGGATGTTGCAGACTCCTGTTGACCTGCCTGCGGAGGCAATGTCTTCGAAATGAGCAACCTCCTTCAGCGTTTCCGGATCCAGCTGTACTACGGGAATCTTCTTGCGACCAGAATTGGGGGAGTGGGGAGCACGATGCTCTATAATATTCTTCCAGCCCTTTTTGCAATTCTCCTGTTTCTCCTTCGACATGATCTCATCCCACTTCTTGCCTTTTGTCGCAGGAACGTGACCGGGCTTGTAGCGAGAGGGGTACTTTCCCATCCCAACATCCACACCGTCACTGCTGACATCCAGCGAGTGACGGCTGGACGCGGGTTTTGGAGAGTCCGGAACCATGTCGCTTCCGGAGCCCTCCCGGCCAAGCATCTCTTGTAAAGAACGGGCAGAATTATTTATATAGGAGTCTTTGGCACTGGCGATGGAATAATCGAAATCAGGCATGACACACACGTTTTTTCCAGCGGCATACTTGAGCACCTGCACTAAGATCGAGGCTGAGCGCACTTTCCGCTTCTTGATCTCATCGCAGCTGTCGGCGATGCTGGCCATGTGTTTGCGAACGACGAAAGCCGTCAGCTCACGCACGTCCCTCTGGCCGAGATCCTTGAGCAGCATGCCGTCCACGGCGCTACGGTTACGTGCCGCCATGGCCGTGTTCTCTGGGATGGCCGCCCATTCGGTGAATGCCTGTTTGAGTGTCATTCCTTATTTCGATTGGGGTTTTACCTGACTATGGTAGTAGGCCGCAATTTCCGTGGAGCTGCGCTTACCGATCTTCGCCAGGATGTTCTGGCGGTGACGGTCAACGGTGGCCTTCGAGATGAATAGCCGCTCGGCAATCTCCAACGACTGCAGCCCGTCGGCGAACAACGGCAGCAGCTCCAGCTCCCGGGTGGTCAGGCCGGTGTTCAGTGTCGGACGGCAGATCACACACTCCCACCGACAATCACCGCTGCCCATCAGCGGGCACTG